TGAGAAGTTGGTTATCTCGTAATGAAAGAACATAGCACTCAAAAGCTATTTTGGAAGAAGTGGCCGTTTAAAGCGATTATTAAAATCGCTGCGGGCCGCACCAGCTTTGGCGGTATGACACATGCTGGCATGCACTCTGGGTACTCATATACTCGTAGAAACAATGTTGAACGGGTGGAAGAGTTTGCAAGACTAAAAGAGTGGTTTAAAAATCATATCCCCGATGCTGGTATCCGCTGCGAAAGTAATTTAAGTGTATTCTTGTCCACTGCTGACGAACTTGCTGAAGTAATTGACGCTTTTGGAATCAAAGTAATTGAAATTTGGAAGCCAGAATCTGATGCTGCCAAAGAACTGTTAGTTGAACATGAATATGATGTTGTACGTGACAGGCTCTGGTATGGCAAGTATCCTATCAGGGCAAGAATTCCCTACAGTGCAGAATTTAGAACTGCACACTTACAATCGTTCCGCGAAGCAGTACTATCGCTTGGCAGCGAGTGTTGGCATGCAGCCGGCCACTTAAAAGACATTATTGTTAATTCTAAAGTAGACCGTTACGGATGGGGGCAACCACTACACTTGTATCTTGCCACAGCCGAAGATGCAGCCATGTTGCGATTACAATGCGGCGACTATATTGAACGATTTGAGCGTGTAAGAAAGCCTTAAAATCCAAAGCCCAATTAAAGCCTCCCAAGCTAAATACTTCGGAGGCTTTAAAATGGCAAAAATACACGAAGAATTAATCGTAATCAAACTAAGCAAACTGCACAAAGAATCCCAGAATGTTGGTACTCTTGCTAGCGAAGAAACAGTCGCTAACCTAGAAGCAATTGTACAGCAACTTGTTGGTGAAGATGTAGTTGTTGAAGTAATCAAGGAATAATAGCATGAGTATGCGTAACTCAAACATGTTGGTGGCTGACGGTCAATTAGATCAGACTGGGACAGCTACTCGTGCTGACGGATATTACGGTTTTGCAGATGGCTTGCAAACTGTTGGTTTTTATTTAAAAAACTTTACTGGAAGACTCTATGTAGATGCTTCCATTAGCGATAACCCAGGAGATAACGATTGGTTTCCAATTGCGTTGGGTAATACAGATTTTGTTGATTTTGAAACTGCACAGACGGGCATTGAAACATTTAACATTGTTGGTAATTTTGTGTATTTGCGAGCAAAGATTCGCAGAAGTTATTTAGGAAGACCAGTAAGCGATTTAGGCACTTGTGAACGAGTTGTACTAAGTCTTTAAGGAAATAATATGGGAATCAGAGCAAGTTCAGGCGGACAATTTAACAGTGGTGGCAGTGGATCTGGTGGTCCAGGTACTACACTGACTGTTGAGCAGGTACAGGACATTTTGTCCGAAGCATTGTTGCCGGCAACTACAGTAGAAGGCTTATCACTTACATCAGTGTATGACGAAGTAACAGGTAAGATCACACTATCGCTAGGCACACCACCAAGCGCACCAATCACAAACGTTGTTCCTGCCAGTATTGATGTTAAAAAACTTGGTGTGCCAGTTGGCGCTGCAAAGACCCTTAACTTTGCCGGTTCCGGTCTCGGTGCAGTAACCGTTGCTGATGGCGTAGTTACTATCAATGTGATTGGTGGTGATGGTACTGGTACTGGTAGCGGTGTTGGTATATCTGGTGCAGTTATTAACGCAAGTGGCAATTTGGTAATTGCGTTAACTGACGGATCTGTTATTGACACAGGCCGTGTTGTTGGTACAAATGGCGCACAAGGTGCCGCAGGCACAAATGGCGTTAGTGTTTCAACTGCTACTGTTAACCAATCTGGTCAACTTATTATTACAATGTCAACTGGTCAGCAAATCAATGCTGGTACTGTAGTTGGCGCACAAGGACCATTTGGTCCACAAGGTGCAGTAGGTCCGCAGGGCCAAGTTGGTGCTACAGGTGCAACTGGTGTAGCGGGTCCACAGGGTGTTCAAGGCCCAGCTGGTCGTAGTGTTGCCAGTAATGGAGCAACAATTGACTCCAATGGCAACTTACAAATTACACTGAGTGACGGTACAATTTTAAATGCAGGTCGTGCTGTTGGTGCGCAAGGCGCACAAGGTGTAGCAGGGCCAGTAGGTCCACAGGGCTTACAAGGATTAGCAGGGGCAACTGGCGCACAGGGTGCAGCTGGATCAAAAGGTGATACAGGCGCTGATAGTACTGTTCCTGGTCCAGCTGGTTTAACAGGTCCAGCAGGTGCAGTTGGTCCACAGGGACCAGCAGGAGCAGATAGTACTGTTCAAGGCCCACAGGGTGTAGCTGGTCCACAAGGCATTCAGGGTGTAGCTGGTCCAATTGGCCCACAAGGTTTACCAGGTGTTGCAGGACCTGCAGGTACAAGTTACAGCATCAATGGCATTGCTGACGAAGTGCAAGTGTACGGTTTAAGTTCTACTACACAACCTGGTTACGATTTAGAAGTCGACGTTGCTAACCGTGCAAACAAATTAACAACTGCCCGCAATATTACTTTAAGTGGTAAAGTAACTGGCTTAACAAGTTTTGACGGCAGTGGTAATGTTAACATGATAACTTCTTTAAGCGGTGTAACAACCAGCGATGTAGCAGAAGGCACAAACAAGTATTTCACTGATGCCAAGGCACGTGCCGCATTAAGTGCAAGTACAGGTCTTAGCTACAACAGTGCGACTGGTGTTATGGCATTAAACGCCAACAGTGATCAAATCACTGAAGGTTCCAACAACTTATACTTTACCAACAACAGATTTGATAATCGTCTTGGTCAAAGTACATTGGCACAGTTTTCCGACGTTGCCAACACTAGCCCAACAACAGGTCAATCACTTGTATGGAACGGCAGTGCATGGGCTCCAAGCACTGTAAGCGGTGGTGGTTCTGGTGGTACAGGCGTAGGCGGTTCAGGTGTATTCAAAGCAACAGCACAAATTGAATATGATGCAAACGGTAACCTTACCAACGTGAGTATTCTTAACGGTGGCATTAGTGCAGTTGTTACGACTGCTACAAGTACTACTGCCACAGTAACATTCACATTTACAGGCAGCACATGCACACCACTTGGTATTCAAGTGTATGGTTATCAACGTGCTAACAACGTGTATGTTACTCGTGCGTTGGCCAGTGACTTCCCTACAAGAACTATTGCTGCTGGTGGAGCAAGCGGAGCCCCTGCTGCATTCAATGCGTTTGATGCAAGTACAAACACCATGACTATCAGCTTGACAAAGGCTGTTACAGGTGCTAATGCTGCAATTGGTCAGACAACACATTGCGTATTGCAATTCTTACTAAGCTCTATCTAAGGACAACAATGACAATTCACGCATGGAAAACTAACTTTATCGGCTTAAACAAACCTGCAAAAGTAATGTCAGGAGTTGCTGATTCATTTGTTGGCGTAGACTTATGGCCGCATGCAAACGGAGTTGATGATCCGTATTGGTCGGGCGGCGCCAACCCACAATACTATCGCTGGAGAGTCACATTCACAGTTAATGAACGCTTACACGGTAGCCATTTAACTCGCACCCCGTTTCGCTTTGATGCGCAAGATATTGAAGTAGGTGACTTTGTTGGGGGCGCACAAGATGGCAAAGTTTGCCAAATCATGAGTGTTGAGTCCAAGACCAATAGTCAAGTGGTTGCTATTGTAGAAGATAGATTGCGCTACAACACATTCCGCGACCCAGCAGGCTTTGGCCTGTTTACAGCACCGGGACAAGTTATCTTCTTCCAAATTAACGAACTTGGATATCCAATGTTGGATCCAGTTCCCGGTGAAGCAGCAGTTGACTTTGCCAGTAACGTGATGAGTCGTTTCCAGTATTTGAATCCGCTTATCAACTACTTGTTGGAAAAGCCAAACAACGGCTTTGAACAAGGTGATGCTATCTGTATTGAAGATGAACAGTTTGTACTAAGTGATGCCGATAACGTAAACAAGTTCATTGGAACTGTCGTACATCCAGGGCCGGGCCCAAATCAATTTATTCTACGTCCTGCCAACGGAGTTATTGATTTTGTTCCTAACTTGCCAGGCTCAGTAGGCGACTACATTTATCCCAGCATGGATGGTTCGGGTGATTTAACAACCAATGACGCAAGCCGTCGACCTATCTACATGAAGGTGGCAGCAGCCATTACCAGTTCAACAACCGGTACCTCAGTAGATCCAACAGGCACAGATGGTGATGTTGTAGAATTTAATCGTGTGCAAATGACCCTAGGCAGCGGTGCAGGTACTTACAACTTAGATGATGCAGTTGCCACGTTCAATGCCAATACAAATCTACATTACATAACTGCAATCAAAGTAGGTGCAGCCACTGTTGTGGAATCTGATGTTGCAGGCATTGGCAGTGCGTATGGCATTGTTGCTGGTTATAGTCCTTTTAGTGCCACTATCAATGGCGAGTTAGTGACATTTACCACAACAACAAGCGGTAGCGTTGCTTACGGCGATCCTGCAATTGCTGACGTAAATGACATGGTAATAGATATTAATCAAGCTGCTATTCCTGACATTGTTGCCAGCGTTGCCAATGGCAGTAACTTGCAATTAACAAACACTGCTGGCCAGGATATTGTTATTGTTAACGTAACGGCCGATGTTAATGGAAATAACTTTGCAGGTCCTGCATCAGTATCAAGTTTGCCATTGTTAACTGTAGCAAGCGGTACAACACATACACTAAGACTAGAACGCTTAGATGGTGGCCCAATTACAATTCGAGACATTCAGGGATCGTTCCTGAGTAGCGTAGGTGTAATGAGTGGACAAACTGGTCGCTATGCACTGGGCTTAAACATTGAACAAGGCCTGCGTTCAAGTACAACTACTGTGGTTCCAACAATAGGCGGCAGGGAAGCACTGTATGCATTAGTAGGCGATCAGGCCCATGTGCTGGATGATGGCAACGGCGAGTGGGCGTTGTTCTTGTTTGACGGCGCCGCCTGGATCAAGATTGGCGGAGAGCGCAGCGTTGCAGTTGATGCCAGAACAATAGAACAAGCAATCGCATTACCAGGGGCCACGACCACAATTGGTACTGTCAGCGAAGATCGTCGAATCTTAAATGTAAGCGTAACAGTATTACAAGATTTAGTCAATGCACCAGACTTTGCTATCAATGTTGGTAGTAATACTGTTTGGCAATTTAGTCAACACGGTTCAAGTAAAACAGGAACATACACAGTTGATTCTGACTTGATGACTACAGTTCGTGAAGATGTAGTTGTCAACATACCAAGCAACACTGCTACTGGTAATATCAGAGTTGAGGTATCTTACATATAATGAAAACATATAATAACACCGCAGGAACTACATCAAGTAATTTTGCATTAGGTCAAGGCACTGGTAACGAAGTTCGACAGTACTCACTGAGTCGTACTGATACTGGTATTGCAACAGATAGAACTGGCGCCCAGATAGCAATCGCTAGTGTGGAATTTTACGATGCCAAAGTACTTGTTAAAAGCACAGGTGGTATTGTTGCCAAGCAACTTCGCGGAACTATTAATGGAACAACAGTTACTAGAATTGAGGATGTTTTTCAAGAAGACATTGCAGCAGATGTTACAGTAACATCCGACGGCACAACACTAAGCGTAAATTGTACAGGTACCGGAAACTTTACAATTTACATAACACTAACAAGGGTAGCTGAATAATGGCACACGAATACGTTAAAATTTCCGAGCTAGAAGCAACGGCTAGCTTTGGTACTACAGATCAATTTGTAATTGTACAGGATGAAGAAACTGTAAAAATTGATGGAGCAGCCTTAATTGAGAGCCTGGCAACACTGACAAACTTAGCAACACGATCTTATGTTGATGCAGTAGTTGATTCTGCTCCAGGTACATTAGATACCCTAAGAGAATTAGCAGCGGCATTAAATGATGACTCTAATTTTGGTGCCAGTGTTACTGCATTGATCAATGAAAAATTGCCAGCTGGCAACTTTGGTTTAGAATTTTGGAATCAGCTTGCAACAGTAAACTCGTACCACATTCAAGAAGGTAGCAACTTATATTGGACACAAGATAGATTTGATACAGCATTTGCGTCAAAGAACACATATCATTTAGTAGAAGGTAGCAATTTATACTTTACAGAACAGCGTGTTCTTGATGTTGTAACTCCTCTACTAGAACAGTTCTCTCCTGTTATCGGAGACAATCCGGTATTCAACTCAGTAACAACAACACAGTTAAATGTTCAAAATGTAACGTTTACCGGCACTGGTGCTGTAAACATTTTTAGTGGCAATGATTTAAACTTGTCGGCGGCTGGCAATGTTACTATCAACGGCCAGAATTTTGTTGCGTTCAGCGGCAATTATAATGACCTATTAGACAAGCCAACAAATCCAACATACAACTCAGTTATTATTTCAGGTGCTATAACAAATCCAAGTCATGCAACAACCAAAGCGTATGTTGATTGGAAATTAAGTTCTATGCCTACTCCATCATGGAATAGCTTAGTTAATATTAGTAACAACTTAGGTCCGACTCGAATCGCATTGGGTCGCAATGCAGGCGGATCCAGTGATGCTGATGGTTATGGTGGGTACGGCGGATATGGAGCATACGGTGGCTCCTCATTTGCTATTGCTATTGGTAATAGTTCAGGTAAAACAAATCAGGGTGGCGCTGCAATTGGTATTGGAGTTGCAACTGGTTATACCAACCAAGGAGAAAGCGCAATTGCTATTGGCTTAACAGCTGGCAATGAGTACCAGGGCAGTGCTGCCGTTGCAATTGGCGCAAGCGCAGGTAATACTAACCAGGGCGTAAACTCAATAGCAATTGGCAGCTTGGCAGGCAAAACAAATCAACCAGCCGGATCTATTGTAATCAACGCAAGCGGAAACGAACTGAATGGTACTACCGCAGGTTTATTTGTTGATCCAATTAGATACGATGTAACAGCGCATGTTGCATATTACAATCCAGAGTCCAAAGAAGTAACATACGGTCCAGCACCAACAGGCGGTGGGGCTATGAGTCCAGATCCTGTATTCAATAGTGTAACAGCCACAGACCTAAACGTTCAAAATGTAAACTTTACTGGCACTGGTGCAGTTACAATCAACAGCAACAATGATTTGAACTTTGCGGCTGCCGGTGATATTAAATTTAACGGTGAATTTGTAATCACTAAAACGCAACTGAAGTTGATAGTGGCATCGTCCATTGATTTTGCTGATTTTAAAGCTCGCATTGCGGCACTATAAGGAATAACAAATGGAATATATTGTAACGGTTGCAGACCCAAAAGTATGGGACACACTTTGGAGTGAACTAACAGAAAACGGTCTTGGAGATAACTTTATTCCCGATCATGCTGTGCCTGTACTTAATGAACGTCCGTTCAATGACTACTCGGCTCACTTTGATTTAACAGATGAAGAAGCTGTTGAACTTAGAAATGACCCGCGAGTTGCCGCAGTAGAACTACAAGCTGACCAGCAGCCGGGTGTTGAAAAACGCTTCTATGGTCAACGAGCCGGCAACTACGATCGCAATCCTTATTCAACAACTGCCTCAATGAAGAACTGGGGCTTGATGCGTTGTACGCAACAGAATGATCCTTACGGCACAGAAACAAGCCTCAACACCAACTTTAACTACAACTTAGATGGCGAAGGCGTTGACATCATTATGTTGGATTCTGGAGTTGAAGCTGATCATCCCGAGTTCGCAGTTAATGCTGATGGCTCTGGTGGTAGTCGTGTAGTTGATTTTGACTGGGCTAGCCTTGGTGTTCCTGGTGTACAATCTTCAGCATCGTACGGCGGCTACTTGGGAGATAGTGATGGGCATGGTTCAAACTGTGCAAGTATTGCCGCAGGCAACACATGTGGTTGGGCACACAGTTCTAAAATTTATTCTATTAGAATTTTTGCTGGCACTAGTATTCGCACTGGACAATACCTAAGCGCCATCAATTCTGACGTTGCATTTGACTTGGTACGTGCATTTCACTTAAAGAAACAGGCAGAAGGTAATACACGTCCAACCGTATGTTCAAACTCATGGGGATATTATTCAAATTATTCAGGGATGACTTCAACAACCTATCGCGGGCAAACATATTCTGCTAGCTCTTACAATTCATTGTATGGGCAAGTAGCAGCAGTACATGGCGCAAGAGTGTACTACGTTGATACCGCTGTTGAAAACTGTGGTGCTGCTGGTGTTATCCTTATTGGTGCAGCCGGCAATTATCGTCACAAGATTGATGTGCCAGGGGGCCAAGATTATAATAACTACTGGACAGGTTACTGGGGGCAATCTTACTATCACAGAGGTTCAAGTCCAACTGCTACTCCTTGTATGATTAACGTTGGTGCAACTGATACTATGTTAACTAACCCGCCTGTTGAACGCAAGGCTTATTTTAGCGAAACAGGGCCGCGAGTTGACGTGTATGCTCCGGGCACTATGATTATGGGTGCTTATGCTAATTCGCCATATCAGACTCAAGCAGTGGCTGATTCACGTAACCCAGAATATTATCTTAATAAGATTTCAGGTACAAGTCAAGCAACGCCGCAAGTGACTGGTGTTGTTGCTTGCTTTTTACAACTACGACCAAATTCAACTGTAAACAATATTAAAAAGTTTATTGCCGAAAACAGTAACAAAAACAAATTGGCCGAAGGTGCAGTAAGCTGGACAAACTTGTATAGCTTACAAGGTGGAGCCAATAATTATCTATACACACCGTTCACTAATCCAAGTCGTGGCAGCATAACAAGTTAAAGTTTGTTTTTGGTAAGTACAATAATGACACCTTATCAAAAAAGATACGGGCGGCCTGTTCCCGACCCAGAAGCTGTACCAAACGAGTTTGTAAACAATATACTACGCAGGGGTTCTTGCCGTACATTCAATGGTGAGCCACTCAAACCAGGGACGTTAGAATTATTGGTTGCTGCGGCTCAAAGTGCGCCAACAAGCGGTATGCTTCAAACTTGGAGTGTCATTGCATTAACTACCCCCGAAGAAAAAGCAAGCATCTATAAAAAGACTTTCTTTTCGCCAAACAATATACAACTAATAGGTGGAATTGATAGTCATAATGTAAACGCAATTGCGTCGTCAGCAGTTGTTATGATCTGGCTTGCTGATCTGTCAAGACTTAAACTTATTCTCAATAGCATTGATGTCGATGAACGTATTCGTGAACAGCCCACATTTGCCGAGTATCATTTAAAGGCTATAGTTGATGCTACAATAGCTGCTCAAACGTTTTGTTTGGCTGCAGAGAGCATGGGCATCGAAGGTACATACTGTGGAGCAATACGACAATTACCTATGGAATTCTTTAAGACTACTTTTAATTTACCAAAGCATACTTTTCCAGTCTTTGGTACTATACATGGTTATCCTGAATCAAAACAGCCTCCACTTGTCAAGGCCCGGTTGCCCAGCGAAATAGTGTTGCACCGTGGTACCTACACAAAAATGAAGTCCACTGATGAATTACAAGAATATAACAAAGTACATGCTCGAAACATATCAAAAAATGTTTCAAGTTTTGAATCCAGAGTAGTTGAAAGATTGAAACCAACGTATAGTAAAGAATCAATTGGCACAGCATTGCGCTATATGGGATTTGACTTCAAATAAGGAATTAAAATGGAAACGCAAGAACCAAAACACTTTATACGCTTCTGTGTAGAGCGAGAATTGACAGACGAAGAATTCGAAGACATGACTGAAATTGTTGACGAAGAAATTGGTGACTTGGTTGCATCAGACGAAGTATACGAACATCTGGGTGCAGACGATACCATTTGCTATATGTTTCGATTAGTACGTGACATGGACGTTACTGATGGAGATATCATCAGTTACGAAATTTCAAATGCCTGGTCAGAATCTCTACAGTGGGAATTGGAAGCAAGTCATTCTGATTTAGAATTAGATGTTGCAGATGATGCTACTCCTGAGCAAGTAGAAGAAGCTGCGGTCAATTACTTTCGCAATATCCTCAAAGGATAATGAAGTACACACCTGGATCACTTCGCCTGCTTGGTTATACTCGGCGGAGCAATCATTGGCAAGACTTTGTGACCAAAACCATGGCCACTTGGTACAAATTCAGCCCCGATCACTCCGTTAGCCACTTCGCTTGGGTTAATAATCCTCACCATCGCAACACACAAGGTACCACACATGGTGGCGCACTAATGACCTACATGGACTACTGCATGAGCGCACATGTATGGGACTTGAGTGGCGGTAAAGCTGCATACACAATGGAACTGAACAACAGGTTCATTCGGCCTGCACGTATCACACGTTGGCTCTTTGGGGAAGTTAGACACGTTATGGTAGCTGATTCAATTGAGCTTGCTGGAACTGTACGAGCTAATGATCCAACTGGTGCGCTGATTCTGGAAAGTTTTGGGCGTTTTACTTTGCCAAAACCGTTAAAAATCATTGACGACGACGAATAACAGTGTTATAATAGTCACATACGCTAACAACAGCAACTAAGGACTAATATGAAAATTAATTTACGCAAGGCCAGTGTGGTCCAGCAAACAATCACAGACGAGATCAAGCGTCTGGGAACAGAGAGCTACACTCTCAAAGTAAGTCTGTTTGAAACAGACATTGAAGCTCGTCTCAATGAGCAATTGGCCAAGGTTCGTGAGAACCATGCACATGCAGGTCGTTTGATGAGTGCGAACCGATTCTTGCGGGCCATTGTAGCCCGGAAGAACGCAGAAGTTGGCATAACTGACTACTTGGCCGAAGAAGCCATGTTAGGTGCTGCCGAAGCACGTTTGAAGTCATTCAGCGAAGCTAATGTTCGCCAAGCATTATCTAGCTTGGTTGCAGAAATTGAAAGCCGTCGGACTCCTGGTAGTGATCGTTCCAGCATTTACGGTCGTGAATACACAGTTGACGTAAACGTGGTTCCTGTGGAAGCAGTAGCAGAATCCAAAAAGGAATTGGAAACAATCCGACGCCGTCGACGCAAGATCAAGGACGAGATGGTATCCATCAATGTCCGTACAGAGTTTGAAGTACCTGAACAGGTAGCACTTGTGCTAACTGAGCTCGGGCTAGACTAAGACTGCCGCACTTAGTCCCGGGTAGGGAGCAGAAATACATCATCGATTACTCGATGAAAACTACTGGCTTAGTCTGAAAAACTAATCTACAACGTCTTGCTTAGGCATCAAAAAATTATATTGATATTTGATGTGATACCTAAGCAAAAGACTCATGTTTGATATTAGCTATTTGATATTTGCTGTTTGACTATTTCTGTTTCGTCCCGGCTTCGTGGCACTTTTTATGAAGAAAATCTGGAGACTTTGGGCCAAGGCCCTAGGTGAAAAAGCAGGCAATACTGATAAAGAATCAGATCATATTGCTTGCTTTCGTACGATAATTGTGTTAACATACATTATTACAAACTGTTTTATTGTGGCTGGAGTGATCCGGCATTGGTAGGAGCCAATTATGAGTCGTGTAGGTTTTTGTTGCAAGTGGATCAATAATCCTTCAGAAGTAGCTGGACTAAAACCCTCAGCAGTGGATCGAGATCTTAACGGTCGCAGTACCACAATGCGTTGGTTGCGCGAACACAAAGCAGAAGCCGAACAACGACAGTGGGACATTATGAACCACAATGCTCGTGCAGCATTGCTCCTGGTAGAACGTGTGGCCAGTTTGCCGCCTAATCGACGCATGGTGCGATTGGGTTCAGAAATGCTACAAGGCTACACACATGACGACTGGATTCCTTTTTGGCAACAGGCCGATGTTCAAGCTCACTGCGAAAAAATCTTTGCTCCAGTTGGCGAAGCTGCTCGCCGTTTAGATGTGCGACTAAGTTTCCACCCTGGTCAGTTCTGTGTGCTGGCAAGTGAAAATCCTGGCATTGTGGATCGCAGTGTGCTGGAATTTGAATATCATGCAGACCTGGCTCGTTGGATGGGCTATGGTAAGACATTTCAGGACTTTAAGATCAATGTACACATTTCAGGTAAACAAGGTCCAAGCGGTATCATTGCTGCACTACAACGACTTAGCCCAGAAGCCCGTAACTGCATCACAATCGAGAACGACGAAAACTGCTGGGGCATCGACAGCAGCCTTGAACTTGCCGAACATTGCGCCTTGGTACTTGACGTACACCATCACTGGATCCGTACTGGAGAGTACATTCAGCCCACCGACGATAGATGTTCGCGTGTGATTGATAGCTGGCGTGGTGTGCGCCCTGCTATGCACTACAGTGTCAGCAGGGAAGATTATCTAGTAGGACATGCCACAGATGTGTTGCCCGATATGGCTGCATTGTTGGCACAGGGTTATAAAAAACAAAAGCTCAGGGCTCACAGTGATTTCTATTGGAATTCAGCTGTAAACACCTGGGCTCTATCTTTTGCAAAAGATTTTGATATTCAATGCGAATCTAAGGGTAAAAATCTTGCCTCATTAGATTTTAGCAAATTACTTGCTTAATTATTCGTTAGTCGACGTAACTACAATACCATTGGCTTTATTGTAAGCTATGATGCTTTCACGATGTGCAACAACAATTGGGTCAGCATAATAAGCTGCTTTAGTTGCGTCGTCTGCAAATGTAATTGAAGTTGTAGTAACATTACCAACTAATGAATCTGTTACAGTAACACGATCACCATATGTTTCAAGTCTATGCTGAATAAATTCCTGGCTTGCTGCCATTGGGCCTGCTTGTCTGACGTCAGCCTGGCTGATTTGTAAAGTTATCATTTTATTTTCCTTTATAAGTGCTCTAGCACTGTATTGAGTTATTTATACTAACAGTTTCAATTTGGTGTAAATTTGGCTGATTTAGTGAGCTGTCACTAAACGCCTTAAAAACCGTTAAAACGGGCTACAATGATGTTGCGGTGCAGCATAATTAATGTTATACTAGTGAAAACACTGATAGTGTTTCTACTAGTGGTAGTGCTCATTAGAGGCTACTAAACATTTGCTTAATAAAGGAAAATAAAATGTTCACAGAAATCACAAAAACTTTCGAATCAAACCAAAAATTGGCCAAAGAATTGGTTGCACAATTGACAGGTGCATCAACTGCATTTGCCAAGACAATCGTAGACGTTAACACACAGTTAGCCGAAACTTTCAAAGCACAAGCCGCAGAAGCTTACAAAAACTTAGAAGCATTCAAAGTTCCAGTAATGGATGCTTACACTAAGACAAGTAAGAAGTAATCACAATGTGGGCAAAAATTAAATCAGTATTTGCTCACATGTTTCATCAGCCCTCCATGGGCTGGTGGGAAGAACAATATCTAAACGCAGCACAAAATGCTTGCGATTTAGAACATCGTCAACGTCAGCTCTTACAAGGACTGGCAAGAACACAGGGATTCCAATGAAATCATTTTTCAACACAATTTGCAGTCTATTAGAAAGCATGGGTCGTGCTAAAGCAGCAGCATATCTAAGTCGTAATGGGCAAGTTGAGCAAGCCAAAGCATTGATGCTGGCCAAATAATATGTCGGCTGTTCGCAGAGTGTTAGTAAGCGAATATCACAAATATCGTACACACTTAAAATCACTTGACGCAGACAGTAAGTATCTGCGTTTTGGTCATCATGTCCAAGATGAAGTGCTTGATCGATTATGCGATCAATTTGAAGCAGACGCAGATAAGAATATTTTATTCTGCGTAGAAAATGACAATTTAGATTTTGTAGCGGTGGGACATATTGCACTGCAAGATGAAATGGAATTGGCATTTAGTGTGCTTAAAGAGTATCAAGGACAAGGATTGGGAAATCAGTTATTCCGACGTGTTATACAATGGTGCAGAACACATAACCAACTCAAAGGCAACATGGTTTGTTTAAGCAGTAATAAGGTTGTGCGGCACTTGTGTGCCAAATACGGTATACACATGGTAAGCGATCATGGCGAAACACTGGCTTCAATTGAACTAGATCATCCAGACATTACCACTTACTTTACCGAAGCCGCAGACTCAAATCTGGCAGTTATGGACTATATGGGCAAGCGGTTTGTGCATAGACTTAAACAAAAGTAATCTGAGCCTTCACTAAATATAGCGAGGGCTTTTTCTAATATGTTTATAAGTGACAAAGATGTTTGGACCACATGCCCTGCAGATTACCTGTGGGTTTACGATAAATTAATACTGTCCCGCAAGTTAGGATATTTGGCAGCACCAGCAGGTATTGCAGTGCCTCAAGCCGATTGGTATATTATACGCCCTATAACCAATATTCGTTCAATGAGTCGCGGAGCTCAGAAACTATGGCTGACTCCCACAGACACTGATTCAGTGCCAGATGGTATGTTTTGGAGTGAAACATTTACAGGGCGGCATACCAGTGTAGACTTCCATTATGGCATACAACATCTGGCCGTAGAAGGATTTAGAGACGACCCTAACAGGCTCAATCGTTTCAGCCGCTGGGAACGAATCGAAGAACACTATAAGTTTCCCAAAGTGTTAGGCGAGCTGTGGAAACTAACTCCGTGGGTCAATGTAGAATATGTTGACAACAAGATTATTGAAGTTCATCTCAGATGGAACGACGATTTTAGCAATCACAACGCAGATGTTATATACCCAGTGTGGAAGGAAGATGTCAGGCTGCAACCAATAAATACCACATGGTATGCCAGCGCCGACGGAGATCGTTTGGGATTCTGGATTGTGAATAAATAAACAATGTAAAACCCGCCCACAATGTGGCGGCTAGATTCAACAAGAGAAACGATAGAATGACCAATAAACAATTAAATGAAGGCATGGGCAGTGTCAACGTAGAAGAACAATATGACGTTAGTCGTATCCAACAGTTGGCTGGACTTGCCAATGGTTCCACAGTGGCAGGTACTCCTGTTGCCGAAAGCATCAATGACGACATCAGCCCCGAAGAAGCACTTGACCTGGCTAAACAATTAGAAACACTTGTAAGGTCATTGGACGTTGCATTAGGAGACATTGAACACTTGATCCGTGCTCGACTTCCAAGAGAATTCCGCTCAATGGAACAGTACACATTTGCACACATCAAGGCTGCACTTGGCGGGCATGGATATGCTGAAAACCGTATGGCAAAAAGCCTTTATAGTTTAGTAGAAGATCTAATAGACTACAGTGAAGGCAGCGAAGATACACTATGAAACAGCATCGTGTAACTGCCAGCATGTTTAACCCACAAGGGAACAATCCCGGGGTTCCTGATGCGTATGTTGATCCAGCAGTATTAAAGGCTGCTGGCGTTTACACAACAGTTGCACAACCTGTGGTAGCCAATAGCCCACAATTACCTAACTTGGGTCGTTACCAAGCAGATAATAACATCCGCCCCGGAACAGATGCTTGGTTTAAATTATGGTTCAGTAGACCAACACTGACTGGTGAGAAGCCCCATGAATGAACCTACAGTAGAACCATTGGAAGAACCTGTGCCTAGTCCAGATATCTATCTTGTATACCCTGCAGATGATGGTTATGATACTCCTAAAAATCCCTACAGCCAGCACTAAATAATTTTATACTAAGAACCCACCTTAGGGCCGTTGTCGTAACGGTTAGCCCACCGGGCAGGCGTCCGAGTAGTTGCCGTAAGCAACCGGCGTAATTACACTGCTGAGCCTTAATAAAGTCAGCGCCGGATAAAGTAACCGGCTTTATATTTGAGAACATAATTTTAGGTTACACTCTTGATTTCAAGGACATAAATATCAATATGAACATAAAAAATATACACGATGGTTGGTGCACTGAAATTACCACAACATACAACGAACTAATGGAAGAGTCTTCGGCTGTATGGCGTAATAGACTTGTTGACCGTGGACTGCTTATAGTTAAGGGATTGGGTCCCGATTTGACAGACAAACAGTTTCACGATGTTGCAAGTAAATTTGGTACGCTATGGACTGTTGAGGATTATCGTGCAGGGTCGGGCAAGTTTGATGTTACACTAAACAAAGAAAATTTGGCAACTCCAACCAGTTATTTTAAAACAACAAATAACCATTGGAAAGACACAGAAATGTTTTATCATGCGGACATGGCGCACATTGGAGAAAAGAGCTTTCCGGCCCGTTCATTGTACATGGTGCGCACCGCCAATGACAACAGTGGGCAGACTGAGTGGCTTAACTTAGAAGCTGCTTACGATCAGTTTACCGAAGAAGAAAAAGCATATTACAGTGACGTAAAGATTTTTCAACACTTTATGTATTCTCCGGGTACACAACTTACCGAATTTCCTTTCTTAAAGACCAATCCGTATTCTGGCAGAGTTAGCCCTAGAATGAACTGCTATGGTAAAGGTAAGACTTGGATTCATCATGCCACCAAGGCCGGGGAAGAAGTTGTTTACTTCCGTGAGTTTATGGAAAAAATCTTTCGCTTATGTGAAAGCAAGCCCAATACACGATACAAGCATACATGGGAAAATGGCGACATGTTGATTTATGACAACTGGAACAGCGTACATCGTCGTGATCTTGTGACATTTCAACCTGGTGAACCAGATCGTCTACTAAAGCGATTGTCGTTTAACATATTTGACAGCATTGAAATAGCTTAACAAAACAGGTCCATTGGACCTGTTTTTATGACTTGACAAACACTTTAAAAGGTGTTATACTACACATATTAAATTAGCACTCAAGGATTACGATGACTATGCATTTGGAAGGTCCATGGCTCAGTACCGTGGGCAAACGTAAGGGCAAGAAAAAGTTTGCAAGTGCTGAGATGGCACGAAAGGCCCGCGAGTTGGACGCAGATTGGAAAGAGCTACAAAAGCGTTGGGGTGTGGCTGCAGAAGATAAAAAGCGAACTCGTGCTCTTGCTGCCGAACCATACGTTACTCCAAAACAAGTTCATCGTGGCGCTGAACTGGCTCGTATTCCCAGTCGCGACAGCGGACATGGCAATGCTACACTAAAGCCTGTTCCAGTTTATACTGGCGACAAAATGATTGGAATTGGACAACTTCATAAGTCAAACGCAGTTCCTGTGTTTAGAACTGAAGATGCAGAAGATATTGCCAGGATGCGTCGATAATGCGTGACATGGTAATCAAGGAATGTCATCGTTTAGCGGCCGTATTAGGCGAAGAACTTGACACAAATTGGAATAATATCAGTAATCGAGAGTTATTGATAATATACGGTGATTTACGAATTGATATCGAAACAGAGGAATATGATGACAAAGATTAAACTACTCGTTGCAGCCATAATGGTCGTGATATTAAGTGGATGTGCAACTCGAACAGGTACTGCTATTGTGGCAGGTACTGCTGGTATGGTCATTGGTACAGCAATGTCACAACCAAGAACAGTTGTGGTGCGTGAAGTCCAAGAACAAGTTATTATTGTTAATGACGTGTGTAACCATTATTCATTATACAGTCAACGTGCCGCTTGTGAACGTGGTTCACGTCAACGTTATTATGAAGAACAGCGGCGTCGAGATAATGAAGCATATAGATCTGGTTATGGCAGGTAATAATATATAATATATTAAAATAATATATAATATAATATAATAATATGGCCTAAATGTTGCTAAAATACAACGAAAATAGTCCAGAAATCTGGCTCAAACTCACTAAAAACGGTTGACTTCTGGACCAGATTGCAGTATAATAAACACATGAACTGCAAAAACACTCCAACACAACGCAAGCGCCGTACAGATCGTAACCATGCGATTTACGAACTGTTTTGCGAAGTGACTGGCGAAAGCTACATTGGTATCACTGTGGTTGATGGTACTGCATTGGGTTCTGTGCGTGGACGTTTTAACCGTCACCTTAGCCGTGCTAATACTGAAAGCAAGAACTGGAACCTGTGTACTGCACTTCGTACACACGGACGCGAAGGGTTCACTCCTTACTTGCTGGAAGTAGTGCGTGGCAAGACAGCGGCTCACGCTCGTGAACGCGAATTGATTGCAGTTATGCAACCTGCTCTTAACACTCTTTAAAAGGAAACACCATGTCTGATTATGCTATGTTCTCTGAAGCTGGTAACGCGGCAGTTGATGCAATCGTCCGTACTGCTCGAATCCTCAAATTGGATTGGCCCCAAGTTTATAATGAACTTGGCAGTTTGGCAGAACGTTTCCCCAAAGACTTTGGTGAAGCAACAGACACCGCAGTTCGTGAATCGGTTTACGATGCTTGTGGTTTCAAATCAGCTTTTTACATCTAAGGAACTGATATGCTTGAACAAGTTACTAAAATTGAGTTTAACGGCAAGACATACAATCAGAAACACGGCAATGCTTTTGATCGTGGTTCAGCCGACAGCTACTATGGTCGTCGACGTACCCCGCACCGTGGCGGCGTAGGTGGTGACAGTGGTCCTCGAATTGAACAGTTGTCTGAATTTGAAATCGAAGCATACAATGCTGGTTACGATTACAATGAGCACAGCGGTGACAAAAAGAATTGGGATTAATAATCCCATTGACAGTTTAATTTTAACTTAAAGGAAATATCATGTTTGAACGTATGGAA